CTATTAACTTGTACCTAGGAATCAGGTACAATCAATCTTTACAAAATTTTTATTTTTATCATTTGTGCTATTTTAATTAGTAGCACTGGTTAGAGGACTTAATTAAATTTCAGTTTTTTCATGAATATTATATTCCTTTATAGTATTTAGTTCTCTAACCTGTAGTACTAATTAAGTACTGCTATAAGTTGATTAAGGATTCTGGTGATCTAAATTTTCCGATTATATATCCTATACATCATTATTAAAAAAGAAAGGAAATATCAACTTATAGTTTCATGTTTATTCTCTAAACTGAAAAGTGCTACCTAATTGGTAGCATAAGGTAGATGATTATATGAGTTTGGCATACTCACAACCTTAAAGGTCAAAATGCTAGTTGCAACGAATTATCTACCCTATGGTACTAATTAAGTACCAAAGTAGTTCTTTTTTCGTATTTGAATTACTTATCGATTCAAAATGTGCTACCTAATTGGTAGCCTACTGTAGTCAATGAAAGGAGAGTTACATCCATTCTTATTTTATCGACTACGGTAGGGTGCTAATTATCAGCACTAATACTATAAGGAAAGGATGATATAAATGAATAGTATTAACATTATCGGTAGATTAACTGCTGATCCAGAACTAAAATATACAAGTAAGGAGAAAAAAGCTGCTGTAAATTTTTCAATAGCTTATAATTCAAGTGAAGAACATGTTGATTTCTTCAATGTAGTAGCATATGAAAAAGTAGCTGAAACTATTGCTAAGTATGTTAAAAAAGGAAATCAAATAGGAGTATCTGGTAGATTAACAACTAGAACTTATGAAGTTGATTCTGGAAATAGAACTGTAACTGAAATTCTAGCAACTAATATCACTTTAATAAATTCAAAAAGTGAATAATAAGAAGAGCATGTAATTGCTCTTTTTTTATTTTTAATATATAATATTAATATAGAAAGGAGTAGTGCATAATGGAATTAAGTGAAATTGTAAAACTTTTAACTGATAATGGTATAGGATTAGTATGTCTAGGTTTTATACTAGTAGAACATTATCATTATAGTAAGACATTAGAAGTATCAATGAAAGAACAAACTGATACATTGAAAGAAGTATCAGATACATTAATTAAAATGAATGAAAGAATCAACAACCTAGAATTATGCAGAAGAGAAAGTGAAAAGTAGGTGTAAATATGAGATTAAATGATTTTATTAATAATACCAGAGGTAAATATGTGAATGTATCAGGATGGGCAAAAAATCAATGTACATCATTAGTACAATCATATATTATACAATGTTTAGGTAAACCTAAATTAACTTGGGGACATGCTAAAGATTTTGATGAAAATTTAGTAAGTCAAGGCATAGGTAAAAAAGTTAGTAAAGGTCAGTATGGAGATATAGTAGTATTTAATAGAAACCTTTATGGTCATGTTGCAATATTTATTGATGATAAAACAATGTATGATCAATATGATGGTAAAAAAGCAGGTTATGTTAAAATGCAAAGTAATCCAGTATTTATAAGACCTAATGTAAAAGTAGAACCTTATTTTATAGCAGGTAATTATCAATTTGATAAAACAAAATATGTAAGACTTTCTGCAAAAGTAGGAGATAACAAAATAAAAACAAAATCTTTAATGAAATCGGTAAAAGATTTATGTGTATCTGATATAAATGGATATGCTAAAACTAAAAAAGGTTCTATATGGAAATTAGACAAATTTGTATTTGATTCTAATTATAATATATGGGGAAGAAGAAAAGGTGTTAATACTGACCTTTGGATTTGTGTTAATGATTCAACAGGTAATCAAGCCACTAAGGTGTAATATATGGCTAGAAGATATGTAGAACATATAGCACCATTCATTGATGTAGATTTTTGGGTAACTCAAGAGTTTGGTGCACAAACAGAATATGGAACTCATAAAGGTTTAGATATTGCTACTGTTGGTTCTAGACCTATTTATTCAATCAGTAAAGGTACTGTATATTATAAAGGTTATCAAGCTGATGGATTAGGTTACTATATAATAATAAAAAATTCAGATGATGATAAAGGTTTTTTATATGCTCATTTAATGAGTGCATCTACCCTTGCTGTAGGAGAAAGTGTTCAAGTAGGAGAGTTTATAGGTAATGAGGGATCATCTGGAAATTCAACTGGTATTCATTTACACTTAGAATATCAAACTATGACAGGTGGTACATGGCATTATTCAAGTAATTTATCTGATTACTTGAATCCAGCAGATTATATGGGTATTGCTAATATGGTGGATGCTAATAATTCATGGTATTATGATGGAACTCCAGTTCCACCTGAACCAGTAAAAAAACATTCTTTTCCATGGTTTATATTTTCATCAGATCCTAGTATTCTAGGAGAAGATTTAGAGGTTGATGAATAATTATTTTTAATAAATATATATTTTTAATAAAATATGTTATAATAAAGGAGGAAATAGATAATAATGAAAAATGAAGATTTAGAGGTAATAACTTCTACAATTAAAGAAACTTTAGGGGATGATGCAACAGCACAAATTGCTGATAGCTTAGGGTTACTTATCACAGAAAACACAAAAGTACAAAGTACCTTACAAGAACAAGAAAAAGAGATCCAATCACTAAAGGAAAAGAATGAGAGGTTAGTTGCAGCTAATGCAAATCTTTTACAAAGTGTTCCGATAGCTAAACCATCTGTAAAAGAAGAAAAAGAAGAAACAAAAAAATCTATTTCAATAAGTGATTGCTTCGATTCTCGTGGCAATTTCAAAAGAAGTATTTAAGAAAGGAAAGTGATTTTTATGGCATTAAGTGGTTTAAAAACTAGTTTAAATGCTCTAAGAGAAATTAGTTCTGAAATTTATCATAAATATATTCCAGAACTTGATGAAGATACAGATATTTCAAGATATGCTGAACCTATATTCTCTGTTCCAGAAGTTTACAATGAATTTTGTAATGCTTTAGTTAATAGAATTGTTTATACACAATTTGAAAACAAGAGTTTTAGAAATCCATTTGTAGTACTTGATGGTGATAGAATTCCATTAGGATATGCAGGTCAAGAAATATATGTAAATCCTGCTAAAGGAAGACAATTCAATGTAGATGATTTTGCTGGACTATTAATTAAATATGAAGCTGATGTTAAAGTTCAATATCAAACAATTAACTCAGATATTCAATATCCAGTTACATTTACTAGACAACAATTAAAGAAAGCATTTGTTTCATGGGGAGATTTAGAATCATTCATTGACCAATTATCTAACTCATTATATAACGGATGCTATATTGATGAATACAACAAAGTTAAAGAATTAATTGCTGGTGCTTACTCAATGAATATTGCTCAAGTTACTACTGTTTCAGCTATCAACAGTGAAGCTAATGCAAAATCATTCGTTGCTAAAGCAAGAGAATTATTCTTAAATTTCCAAGTTCCATCATCAAGCTATAACTCATGGGCTAAAAATGGTGGTGCTGGAAGACCAATCGTTACATGGACTAATCCAGAAGATATTGTTTTCATAGTTCGTAATGATGTAAGAGCTTACATGGATGTAAATGTATTAGCTGAATCATTCAACATGGATAAAGCTACTCTATTAGGAAATATCCTAACTGTAGATAACTTCAATGTATATAATGAAGATGGTACTCTTCACTATGATGGCTCTAATATTGTTGGTATAATTGCTGATAAATCATTCTTCAGAATTAGAAGACAAGATCAATTCATGGATTCATTCTACAATGCTAACAACAGAACAATTCAATACTACTTAAATAACATTAAGATGTACGGAATTTCTCAATTTGCAAATCATATGGTATTTGCTACTGCTGCTCCTGAAGTTGCACCAACTGCAATTACTACTGATGTAACATCAGTTGAAGTAACTGTTGGAGAAACTGCAGAAGTTAAGTTTGAAACTATTCCATTTGCTGCAAACGGAACTATTTCTTACTCTGATGGAGCAAGTGGAGAATTCTTCACTGTAGCTGCTAAGACTGGAGATAATAAAACTGCTGTTCTTACTGGTGTAAAAGCTGGTAATAACAAGACTTTAACAGCTAGTGCTACTGATCCAGATGGTGAAACAATTACTAAGACTGTAACAGTTAAAGTAGTTGCTGCTAGTTAATAAATTCCAAAATAAAGGGATGAGGGATTATTCCCTTATCTCTTTTATTTTAATAGAAAGGTGTGATTATTATGGCTATAACTCCAAACACTGAACTTTTTCTTATTAAATGTCCTTTAGAGTTAGATAATAAGAACCAATTAACTTTTGCTAGTAAACAAGATCAAGAAGATTATTTCTTATCTTTACCTAATTTAGAGGCTCATCAATTTACTTATCAAAGAAAAGATGGAGTAATAAGGTATCCAGCACATATAGATTCACTTTTAGAATATAATTATGTGATGTATAAGAATAGTAATTATACAGATAAATGGTTTTATGCTTATATAGATAAAATGGAATATATAAATGATAATATGACTAATATCTATATTTCTACTGACTGCTACCAAACATGGATGTTTGATATAGATATTAAGCAATCATTTGTTATTAGAGAGCATACTAATAATGATACAGTAGGAAGTAATACTGAACCTGAATTATTAGAAAAAGGGCCAATGTTATGTACTAATTGTACTCCTATTACTTATCTTAGAGATAATATTTACGGTGGAGATGACACTCCAGATAATGCTGTTATTGTAGTAGGTTCTACTAGAGATTTAACACAAACTACATTTCCTAAAGTATTTGGTAATAGTTACAATGGAGTTTATTCTGGATGTGCATATTATGCTTTTATGAATACAACTTCGGTTGATGCTGTTTTACTAGCATTAAATGATGGATCTGATACAGCAATTACTGATGTAATATCAATATTTATGGCTCCAAAAGATTTAGTTTGTAATGGTCAAGCATTTACTGAACAATATATAACTCATGGAGTATCTGTTTATGTAATGGCTGTTTCACCTGTAGCAACTTCTTACTTTAGAGCACATTCAACTCATACAGTTCCAAAACCTACTTCATTATTTGGTTATACACCTGTTAATAAAAAGTTACTTACTGGCGAATTTAACTGTTTAAATGTAATGAACTATCAGGGTGAATCTCAAAACTATAGATATGAATATTTTAATGGAGCAAATTGTATATTCTCAATGAGAGGTGCAATTAAACCTCAATGTTCGATTCAAATGTTTCCTAATAACTACATGAGAACATCTAGTGATGATGGTTATAGTGCTGGTAGTTATGCTATACAAGCTCCACCTATACCACTTGCTAACTGGAGTAGTGACCAATATACAGCATGGTTAGCTGCAACAACTAATGCAAGAGGAATAAAAGCTGTTACTGGTGTTATATCATCTGCTGTAGGTATTGGTTTAATGGCAACTGGTGCAGGTACTGCTATAGGTGCTGGTTTACTTGCTGGTGGTGTTTCTAGTTTAGCAAGTCTAGGAGCTGAGGTTGCAGATCATAAAAAAGATTCTACTGCAAATCATGGTTCAACTAATTCAGCAGAAGTAAACTATGGTGCTTCAATGGTATTCGGAGCATATCAATATTGTATTACTGCTGAATATGCTAGAAAGATAGATGGAATATTATCAGTTATTGGTTACAAAACAAATAGAGTTAAACTTCCTAATGTTACAGGAAGAGCTAATTGGAACTATGTAGAAACTCAATCCTGTGCTATTTTAGGAGATATTCCTCAAGAGGATTTACAAACTATTAAAGATATGTTTAATAGTGGAGTTACATTTTGGCATAATCCTGCTACATTTTTGGATTATTCACAAAATAATGCTATAATTTAAAATAGAAAGGAGATGCTAATATGGGTAGAAAAATAAAAAATGATGTTAAAAATTCATTAGGATTTTTAACTAGTCTATATGATAATGTTGCAGCATATCAGGACTATTTAGATAGAATGACTAAGATATGTTTATCCATGTTCGAGTGGGAGAATCTTCCTGATTCAATGGATGCTAGATTCTTAGAAAGATGTCTATTCTTCAATGGTAAAGCTGCTCTATTACATGATGAAACATTTGGTTTTATTAACACTAATGCAGCAGATAATGGTTACATTAATATATATGGTTTACCAACTAAATTAAATTGTTATGCTGCTTCTAATGTCTTCCAAAGTTATAGAGATAAATACTCAGGACTAATTAAAGATGTTGAAGATGTTGATAAATATGCTGTTTTAGTTATGAATAACTGGAACTGTGTACCAACAGCATTTACTATTCAACTATTTGCAGAGAGATTAACTCAAGCACAATTAGTTTGTGATGTTAATATTAATGCTCAAAAGACACCTATTATTTTACTAGGATCAGAAGAGCAAAAACTTACTTTAGAAAATATGTACTCTGAATATGATGGTTCTAAACCAATTATATATGGTGATCCTGATTTAATTACTAATGAAGCTTTTAAAGCATTAAAAGTAGATGCTCCATATGTTGCTGATAAAGTAACTGCTTATAAGAAAGAAATATGGAATGAATTCTTATCATTTATTGGTGTAAATACAATAGATGTAGAAAAGAAAGAAAGACTTATTTCTGGAGAAAGTAATGCTAATAATGAATTTATTAACCTTAACTTAGAAAGTTACTTAGAACCTCGTAAAAAGGCTTGTGATGAGTTTAATAAACTATTTGGACTAACTGGTGATAAGGCTATTAAAGTTCGTGTTAGAAGTGATTTAATGAACCTTATAAAGGCAAATGAATCTATTGTAACTGATTATCAAGATGATGGAGTAATAAATGGAAGTGAGGTTGGTAAAAATGGCTAAATATACAACAAACTTCTATTCTCTTCTAAACATGGGTATTTACACTAGAGAAGATTTAAAATCATGGTTTACCAATTATGAATTAAGTGATTATTTAACTGAAGAAGAAATTGAAGTTATTAATTCTAGAGGAACATGGAGTAAAGACAAGTTAGCTGATAAGATAATTGATGAATATTTTTTTAGAGAATTTGGACTTGAAACTCCTGCTATGTTCAAACATTATGCTAAAATAAAAATGAGAAATATAATGGAATCTAAACTTCCACTTATATACTCAGCAGCAATTCATTATGATCCACTTGTAAATGTTGATTTTACAGAAAACTTTACAAGAGATACTACAGGAACAGCATCTAGTTCTGGTTTAAATGTAAACTCTGATACACCTCAGGGACAAATAAACAAAGCTAATATTCTAAGTGGTGCATATGCTAGTTCTACTACAGCAGATGAATCTGATGGTTCTACATCATCAAATGAAGAATATACAAAAAGAGTTAAAGGAAATTCTGGTGTAAGTGCTACAGCACAAAAAATGGTTGCTCAATATCGTGAAAATATTAGAGCAATAGACTATGAAATTATTAGAGAATTAAAATCTCTATTCATGGGAATATATTAGAAAGGATGATTTATATGCTTAAAAGATGTTTATTTAATAGATTACAAATAGGTATGATTCCTCTATCTTATAGAGAATCACTTACTTATGAAGAGCAATTATTATGGTTACAAAAAAACCTTAATGAGGCTATTGAGTTATTAAACAAGTTAAAAGAAGATTTTGACAACATAGATTTAAACTTTGAAGAACTTGAGCAAAGAATAAATCTTGTTGCTGAAAGTGTTAGTTTAATGAGTGAAAGAGTATCATCTCTAGAAGAAAATAGTGCTACTAAAGAAGATTTAGCAGGTGCTATTGATACTCTTGATGAAGAACTAAAAGCCTTAATCAACGAAGAATATTCTATATTAAAAGAATATGTTGATACTCAAGATGAAGACTTACAATATCAAATAGACCATTTTGATATTGGTAATATTACATTATTAGACCCAACAACTGGGTTACAAAGTTCTATTCAAACAGTAATAGATAATATCTATGACCAAACTCGTACTGATGGAATCAGTGCTGCTGAGTTTGATGCTTTACAATTAACTGCTGAAGGCTTTGATGAAAAAGAAATCACAGCATTTAATTTTGACCAACATGGTAAAACTTTACTAAGTGAATAAATTAAGCTATAATTAAAATAGAAAGGAATGATGATTTATGGCTTCAACAAATAAAACAACTCATTATGATTTATCTCAATATGTATCAAGTGATAAACCTACATATCTAGTAGATTATAACGGTGATATGGCTAAAATTGATACAGGAATTAATGCAGCAAAAACTACTGCTGATAGTGCAAGTACTGCCGCTACTAATGCACAAACTGCTGCTGAAAATGCTGCAACAACTGCTAATACTGCTGTAACTAATGCTGCTGCTGCTGATACTAAGGCTACTACTGCTAATACTAATATTGGTACTATGGCTAACTTATCTACTACTGAAAAACAAACTCTAGTAGGTGCTATTAATGAAGTAAATACTAAAGCAAGCACTTCTCAAGTAATTGATTCATTATCAGGAAGTGAAACTACTAAAGCTCCATCAGTTAGAGCTGTTAAAGAATCTTTTGAAGAAGTAGTATTATTTGAAAACGAAAATGGTACATTAGCAACAAATATTACTTTATCAGAAAGTATTGCTAACTTTGAAAGAATAGAAATAATAACTGGTAACCCAACTTATAAAGAAACTATTGAGATTAGACCTAAACACTTAGGTGCTGGAACTCCTAATGTTCCTATTTACTATATTTATCATAATGGACAAACAGATACAGGTATTATGACATCTTGGTGGACTATATCAGGAACTCTTATGAAATATGAATATTCAATAAGATGGATTCAAGCAGGTAATAGCACTCCAACTATTGACAATACTGCTACTGCCTCTATCTATGGTGTATATGGTTACCGAAAATAATAAAAAAATAAAACTAGAACAATGTTCTAGTTTTTTTATCTCTTAATATTAAAATCTATAGCTTGTTTAAAATCAGTTCCACATAGATCAGTAGAATAGAATATATTAGATTCTCTAAAGGTGTCTAGTATCTGATGCAATATAGGATTATTAATAGTAACATTATATATATCTCTTTGATAATATTTACTAGTTTTTATCTTATCTGATATAACTATTGTTTTATCCTTTATCTCACCCTCATAAGGATAGATATACCAAACATTTTCATGCTTATCGGATAAATACTCTCCTATGAACATAAAACCCTTAAAATCAAATAAAATACGGTATTTAACTGTATATTCTTTATAACTCTTTGGTAGGTGTGGTTGTGGATCTGTTTGCCATGAACCATCATTAAGCATTTTGGAGTGTTTTCCTATAGTATGAGAACTACTTCCTGTTGATTCACAAAACTCTATAGCTATCTTTACAATATCTCCATCAGATGATTCTTGCTCTACTACTTCAATAGAACCCTGCTTTTGTTTTCTAAATGCTTGTTTTAATCCCCAGTCTTCTATATAAGGACATACTCTACTTATAGAGTTACCTACTAACCATAATCTAGTAGTACATCTTTTTCTATCTACAGTACAATAGAAGTTCATTAGTTTAGTTGGTTCATTAGATAAATAAGGATGATCACGAACCATGAATTCCTCGAATATTATATCATCTACATCTAAGTAACTTGCACCTGCATAATTTTGTTCTGTAGATAAAGCTACAACATATCCTATTTTTTCCCCTCTTGCTGTTTTACCTGATTCAACATCATAATTGGATAAAAATAAATTCTTTCGGTACATGGATATGCAATTATATTTACCATCCGTTAATTTATATACATCTACATCACTAAAGTATTGCTCTATTTTCTCACTTGAAATCTCTTCTTTCCATCTTCTCATCAGTATAAATCTCTTACCCGTTTTTAGGTACTTTATAACTGCTTTTTTATGTTTTAATTGATATGACTTACCATTACTTCTTTCACCATATATAAGGTTAAAATCAGCATTTATGGAATCTATTTTATCCATGTTATAATGGACTATTTTTTTATTTGACATATATTATCATCTCCTTATATTAATTATATCAAATAAATAAAAAAACACCTAATCGGTGTTTTTATTTATCTTATCTATTATTTCATTTAGTTTTTCTTTTATATATTGATTAGTAAGATTTCTTGCTTTTCTTCCTACTTTTGCAATTTTCTTATCTTCTTTTGGTGTATCTTCTATAATTTCTACTTTTTTATTAAGACTTTCAATATCTATATGTTCTAATATCAAAATGTTATTCATATATTTACCTATATATCTTTGTGTATAATCATTTAATTCGTAAATTGTTTTACTGCTTTCAAACTTTATCTTTTTAGGCAATTCTTCATCATTTGCTATTTTATTTAATAAATCAATTATTTTCATTTATTCTTCACTTCCTTCATTTTCCAAATACTTTTTAGCATAATAAATCATACTTTCAATATAATTCATATCTTTGCTTTCTTCTTCAAATTCTTCCCAATCTACAATATCATTATTTACAAATTGGTCAAACCCAAAATCACATTCTTCTGCCCAATTTAATAATAATCTTAATGCTTTGTTTTCTTCACAAATATATTGTAAATCTTTTTCTAATTTTCTATTATCTTCTACTGCTTTATCTAATGCTTCTTGTATTCCTATCATTTATTCTGCTCCCTCTATTCTATCAACAACAATAGTTAAATCATCGCCCTCACCATTGTTATAATTAAATGTTTCAATTCTTATAGTATTATCTTTTATTGAAATTTCTTGTAAATAATTATTTTCTAATTTGTATTTTAATATTCCTAATAATTTACTACCATCAATTATTTCTTCATTATCTTCTTCATAATGAGAAAAAACATAATCGTCTGGTGTGCTATCTTCTTGTGATATATAACCACCACTACTTAAAAATCTAACTTTGTACTTACTATATATATCAATTTTTATTTCGTTCTCCATATTTTCACCTCATCTATTCCAATAAAATATCCTAAATTATCTTTAGTGTGCCCATAATAAGCTATACTAGGAGCTATGAATTCTCTTCTATTCATATAATTAGCTAATGCTATATTATATTCATTAAAAGAAACTTCATCTACATTTACTATTCTTTCTAGTCTTATCTTTCTATTATGCTTAAAGTATTTTCTAATACCTACTTTAATTACACATGTTATTGGTGTCATTTCAAATGTTTGGTTTTTCATTATATTCCTCCTCTCTATTAATAATTTAATACATTTAATTAATAATGTCAATAAATAAAACTAATAATTTTACTCATTAGTTCATCTGGAGAATCTATATCAGTTAGGAATACTATAGTAAAGATTATCTCTGCTAGTAAAATGAGATTTTAAGAAAATATACTTGGATTATTTTATATGAATAAATTATTTAAAAGTTTATACAAATAATATAGATTCCCCAGAAGAGCTAATAAGCCCTTTTTTATTAGTCTTTAATGTTTGACATTTCTTTAGAAAGTTCTTCTAAATCTTTATTAAATGAATCTCTTAGATCCATTTGTTTAACAATTAGTTCAACTTTCTTCTTTAAATTTTCAACTATCTTATCAGATACTTCATCTCCTGATAAATATTTATTTAGATTTCTTATGTCTTTTTCGTTCATTTTTCTTACCTCCTAATATGAAATCATTTAATACTATAAATTTTTTACCCTCTTTATTCTTTATATACCTATCATTCTTCAAGTATCTTCTTAAACTTGTAAGAGCTTGTTTTCGTGTTTTTCCTAAATTTTTAGCAAACTCATCAATTCCATTAGATGCTATTGTATTTGAGAAATTATCTTTCTCATACATCATGAAGAATGTTTTATCGTACTTTTTCATTTCTTTACCTCAGCTAATAATTTATTTTTTACTTCTTCTGATATTTTATGTTCAGAATATAACTCTAATATTAATGATGTTATGTTAGAAATCTTTTGTAAAAGTTCTAACTCATTCTTAACATGATTATACTTGCTCATATTCTTCCCCTATATCATAGACTTTTAAATTTGTAAAAAATCTAGATCTTCTAATGAATTTATCTCTTTCAAATTCAGTATCAAAATATTTCTTGAAAGTTTTACTAGTTTTAAGACTTATTAATATTAAATATAACTTCATCTTAATAACCCTCTTTCACAGAACTCTTTAGTATTTCCTGAATTGATGCAATTATTAACTGAATTTTTTTCTACTCTTCCATTTATTGTTAATAGAAATAATACTACTAATAGTAATATAAGTATTATAATTTTATTTTTATCATCTTTTATCATTTTTAAACCTCTTTTTTTAACTTCTCTAATTCTTCGATATTTTTTTCTAACTTACTTCTTACTTTTGCAATTTTTGTTGAAGTAGTTAAACCAAAAGTTATATTTGACACTGTTGTGTTTTCTTCTTTAGCTAACTTTGTAATGTTAGTTTTATCTATAACTTCCTTAATATATTTTATATCTTTTTCTTTAGTGTTCATATTATACTCCTATTTTAGATTCTATAATAATTAAGCAAATTCTATATAAACTAGTAGGATTAACTATCTTAGAACCTTTTACAATTTCATCAATATTAATAATATAAACAAACTCCTTATTATCCCATACATAAATGAACATACCATTTTCAGCTTCATTTAATGTAAATTGATATTCTGGAACATGTTTATTTAATAAATCAATTACTTGATTATATATTTGTTTCATCTTCCTTTACTCCTCTCTCTATAATAACAATAATACTTTTCATTAATTAAGTCAATACATTTTTATAATTCCTAGTAAACAACCTGTAAAGATTAATATTACCATTAAAATAAAGGATATTATTACTGCTAAATAATTCAATCTTTTATCTCTCATTTTTATCACTCCTTAAATATTGCTCTCTTACTTGATTCATCTGAAAGTAGATGAGCATAATCCTCAGCCTTGCCTAATACATATGTAGTAGGTAAGATGCAGCAACCTGATTTATCAGATACTTTATAGTCTTTATCATTATAATCACTTAATATAACCTCTTTTTGCTCCTCACAATACATCAAAAGGTTCTTATTAGTATATTTATGATCAAATACTAAATCATCTCTAAAATTATTCAAGTCACCATTTAAACATTTAGCTCCACTTTTAGGAACTCCTGAAACTGTAATCTTGATATGTTCTTCAATCTCTCCAGTTTCTTTATTTTTTTCTTTTATCTTGACAGCATACTTTTTAGCACCCTGTGTGATAAATTCTTCATAATGACCATCTGAATCAAATACTCCAAGAGGTCTTCGGGCACCTTTTACATCTTTAGGACTAAATCTTTCGATTGGTATTCCTAAATATTTAGATGCTGATTGTAACTTTTCTAGTACTTGTTTATTGTAGTCTTCAATTACTTGTTTGTCATAACCCTCACATACTTTAATTGAATCAGTATCACAATAGACTACATATTCATCCAATTTCATGATATTTTTCTCTAAGTTTCTTCTTGCATATGCTGTAACCCATACTCCAGTAGAAAATGATAAAAAACCATCTTTTTCTTGCTTATTAAGTTTGTCTATTATATCAGAGTTGCTAAGTGGTATTTCTATCCATTCACCATTATGTATTTCTACCTCATCTCTAATTTCATTAGTAACAGTCATTCCATATATAGAATTGAATCTTGATTTTTCTTTTGAATATTCAAGTTCATATTCTGGATTATTTTTATAAACTGTTTTCTTTACATACTTATCTAATATGAAATTAATAAGTGTAGAAGGTAAATAATTGTAAACTGAATAAAAACATTCTAGTATCTCATAATTACAGCTATATGCCTCTAAAATGACCTCTAAATCGACATCAGTGAGAACTAGTTCTAATTCTTTAGCTTCTATTATTCTTCCATTGTCTTCTTTATAATCTTTTATATATGTACATTTGCTTTTACTTATAAAATGGTTATAATATCTACTCTTTACATTTGTTAGTCTTATAACTACTAAATAAGCAAATAGTTTAGTGTTCATTTGTTTTATATCAGTTATATTTATAGGTTTAAATTTTGTAGATGGATATTTTTCTACAACCATACAATATGGGTAGCTACTCGTAAAATCCCATGAATCTACATTCTTAATTATTTCATCTGCATATATCCAGTTTGCATGTGTATATCCACCTGAAAAACCTTTAATAAGTAAATTATAAATATGTGGATCAGTGTTTATACTTCTTCTCATCCATTTCTTATATTTAAAATTACTTCTTACTAATTCCTTTAATTCAGTTCTAACATGTCCTGTTGATGTAATAGGTATAGTTTTTACTGAATCATAACTCTTTAGTTCGTATTTAATATACTCATATACTACTAAACAATCATATTCACAATAACCTAATTCTTTATCAGTAAGCATAGTATCAGAATGTCTTAATTTATCATAATCAAGATCTCCTACTTTTTTCTCTACTGGTAAATTAAATAATTTAGGTAGTTTTGCTAAACTACAATTACTCATCATATAAGTACATCTAAACTCTATATTAAAGTCTTTACATAATGCTTTCATAGGTTTGTGTGCTACTCTTGCATTTACTGAATCAATATTTATAACTGATTTTAAATACTGAAACTCAAATGCTAAATTATGTATAAATACATACTTTAATTCTGGAACACTGTCATAAAGTTTAGCTAAGAATAATTTAAACTCTTCCCATGTTCTACCATAATAAACTTGCTTTTCTATACCAAACATCCATATGTACATATTACTTTGTTTTATAGCACGATCCTTTTCTTTCTCTGCAAGTGTTTCATATTCACATGCAGGAATGATTTTATCATCTAATATTATGTAACTGGATGTTTCTATATCGAATGAATATATTGTATTATCATATCTTTTTCTTTTACCTAATATCTCAGGTTCATGACCTTTATACTCTTTCCAATATTTCATTCTTATCAACCTTTATTCTTAATATATTTATTATATATCTTTTTAATAGCATCAGCTTGACCTTTATCAGGACTTTCATTTATGTAAAGTTCCATATATTGCATAAACTGTTCTTCTGTTAAATCACCTGATTTAGAATCTAACATAATTGTATATGCTGACATAGAATCTAAACCACTTGTAGCTTTAGAATAATTTATATCTTCAAACATTTTATGAAAATCTGATATTTCTCTATCAGTTAAAGAATTAACAAATTCTTCATTTTGTGTCATTTTTAATAAGGTTTGTTTTTGTCTTGTTGTTATTTTCTTTAATCCTGCTCTAGTTGCTGATTCACTTCTTTGAAAATCAACCAGTGCTTTAGTTATTGCTCTTAGACTTGTTGGCTTTAAATTTGCTAAATTTTTAACATTAATAAGCATTTTTTGTTTGTTTACTAGTTTTTTGGTGTCTTTTACATCAGATAACTTAGAAAACAATGTTTCAACAGCATAACTTGCACTTTTTTTAGTTCCAAGATTCTTAATCATCTGATTAACTAATTGAGCTTGTTTCTTTACTTTAGGTGCTTTTTTCTTAGAGTATGTTATGTTTCTCTTTAATCTTGCTATATTTTTACCTTTTGCCATTATTTCACCATCCTTTCCTATGTATCGTAATTTAAACT